AAGTATGTACCAGTTTATCCTGAGAAATATAAAGGAAGACCTCCTATTATATGTAGATCGTCATGGGAAGAGGCATTCTGTCGTTGGGCAGACTACTCTTCCGGTGTCATTGGTTGGTCAAGTGAGGAGATTGTTATAAAATACCAAGATCCTTTAGAACCAATAAGAAATAACAAGCCTAGGTTTAGACGATATTACCCTGATTTTGTTATAGAAACAAAGAATGGTGATACATATCTTATTGAAGTAAAACCATACAAACAGACAATACCACCAACAAGATCTTCTAACAAAAGCAGAAAAACTATGTTAACCGAAGACAGAGCATATAAAACAAATCAAGCTAAGTGGAGATCAGCTAGGGCATATTGTCTTAGAAAAGGTTGGATATTTAAAATAATAACAGAAAAAGAATTATTTGGGAAAAAATAATGGCATTGAGAATACAGTACAACAAGAGATTTAAAAATGTTCACTGGAAATCAGGGCACTTTTACAAGTTTAAGTATCAGGCGTGGCATAATTTTTATAAATACCAATAGGAGGTATTTATGAGTTATAATATAGGGTCGAGAATTAGGTTACTAACTGACGAAATGAAATTATGTGTTATCGAAAGGTATGATGGTAGATCACTTGATGAACATTTCCCTAAAAAATCCACACTAAAAATTAAAATTATATGCCCTGATTGTGGTGAGGTGTTTGACAGTAATTCATATCAATTTATAAACAAATTTCCTGATCACATTTGTAATTCGTGTTCACAGAAAAGTAGGTGGAAAATAGATTATGATAGGTTGTGTGACATAAGAACAACAGATGATTACAGAAGTAATATGAGTGTTTCTATAAAAAACTCAAAGAAATGTAAAGATGCCAGAAAAGAGAATGGGAAAAAACATGTTAAATATTGGGATTCTATCAGAGGTTTTACTAAAGAAGAACTTTGGGGTGAATGGAAGATATACAGAAGAACAGTATATAATATGACAGAAAAAGTGTATAGAAAACACATTGGTGAAATAAACCCTGATGGTTTGCCAAGGAGTAAGTATAATTTAGATCATATATATTCAGTACAGGAAGGTTTTAGACAAAACATACCACCGTATATAATATCAAACATAAATAACCTACGAATGTTGGATAGGAAACAAAATATAATAAAACGAGATAGGTGTGATATTACAAAGGAGCAATTAATGAACAAAATCTTTAATAGTGAGGACGTATATATAGCGGATATTTGTTATGGCACTTAGGATACAATATACTAAGAGATTCCAGAATGTTCTTTGGAAATCGGGTCATTTTTACAAATTCCGCTATACTTGATTGCGTGGCATAATGATCCTAATCCTACGATACTTTTGATGTATGCGTATTCTGGTAGACATCCAAACACTGGACACGAATGGCATTTCTTCCAAGGAATTAATTTCACTTATATCCCAAGAACTCACCGTAGACATTTTGTTCAATCTTGGATGAGAGAATGGGAACACACAAACGGAAACTTTAGGTTGACATGGGAAAGACTTTTATCTGAGTTCCCATTTCTTAAAAATGCTGTAAGAAGATACTTTTATAACCCATCATATTATATATCAAACCCTATGGAAGTTCCGATGGAAGACATAGAAGATGTTGTCGTTAGTACATGGTCAAAGGACTTCAGTAAGAAGTTGAGAACTAATTTGGTACAGAAGTTCCGAAAAGCCAAGTCAAATGTTAAAAAAGGAAACAAAACAGGAATATTTAATAGATGATACATAAATACATATATCCGAATGAAAAAGTGAGTAATCTAAAAATGTCTATGTAACCATTTGGAATTAAACAGGTAATCATAGGATGGTATTATACAATGGGAGATAGTAATCAAGGGTGGGAATCGTGGTCAAATCACGTTCTGATGACCCTAGAGAAGCTGGAAAAAAAGGTTGATGTAGTTGACCAGAGAATAAACGATACTAACCTAACAACCCAAGTTGAGATTGTTTCCATAAAATCGAAAGCTGCTGTATGGGGGTTGGTTGCTGGGTTTATGATATCAACAGTAGTATCTATATTTGTTGGGGTTTTGGTATACCAATTAACAATGGGATCATCATCGACAAGAAATAATAAATTACCTATAAATAACAGTAGTGGTATATACATGCTCCTTCCAAGAGATAATAACGATTATTTGAAGGGGTTTAAGTATGGGGTTGATTTTGATGAGGAGAACATTTCATGAAATTCGTGGATAGATGGTCTGATACATTAACAAACTTCTTGGTTCCAACAAAGCACATATGTAATTATGAGCCGATTGAAGGTATATCTAAAGATATATCAGAATTAAAACGACTAAAACAAGAGATCGAAACAAAAAACGTTGAAATTACTCGTAAAAGTGTTGAATGGGATAGAACATTTGATTCGATAAGTGATTCTATAGTTATTGTAGACGTTGATTATAATATCAACAGGTGTAACGATGCATTTATGAAATGTGTAGAACCAGAAGGTATATCATATGAAGAATTAATAGAAATGAATTGGGTGGATTTTTATAAGGAAGTTTTGGGATTTCCTGATGACAAGTGTATTGTAACTAAATGTATAGATACACACGAACCACAGAAATCCATGATAGAACACCACAACCGATCATACGATGTACAAACAACCCCAATTTTTGATGAATCAGGTGATTTTGTGGGGTGTGTGAGAGTATCCAGAGACGTAACCGAAGTAGAATTTCAAAAGAAAGTGTTGAATAGAAGAACTTCTTTGTTTGCGGCGATATCAAATATGAGTAAGATTCTAACTAACCACAGTGATTGGAGAGATGCGTTAAAAGAAATACTTTCTGAGTTGGGTGGTGCTGTAGGGGCACACAGAGTATATATATTCGAAAATGAGGAAAAAAAAGAGAGGGTATGTTCCAACATAGTGTCAGTTTGGTTAAACCCAATGTCAAGGATCTGTGATGTTGCCAGTGATATAAATGATTGTATTAATTATGACTTATGTCCTGAGTTAAAAGAATCAATGATGACAGGAGAATCAGTGCAAACAACACTACCTCGTTGTGGTATATGCCCTGAAAGAGAACATTGTATTTGTTCAGAAGACGTAATAGTTTTGGGTGTACCGATATTCTCTGATAGTAAGTGGTGGGGATTCATAGGTTTTGACTATTACAATGGACACAAAAAATTTAAAGATCGTGATGAAGTTATACTAAAAATAGCGGCAGATATTATCGGTGGTGTGATACATCATCGGAAAAAATATTACGATGAAGTTGACAAAGATTATAACACATAGTAAGATGTAACACAAATAAAAACAAAACTGTATGGAGGTAATTTGTAATGAAATTTGCACTCGGAGAGATCCGTAACATGAAAGACCCATTGATTGGTCTGTTGGAAAAACCTATTCCCGTTAAGGCGGCATGGAATCTAAAAAAATTGGTGTCTGGGTTTGATAAGGAGTTAGCCGAGATTGAAGAGTTTCGGGTCAGTCTTATCAAACGTGTTGGTACTGTCGATGATGATGGAACAATCAAAGTCGAAGACGATAACATGGAGACATTTGTTGAAGAATTCAATGAACTCTTATCACAAGAGGTTGAAATCTCATTTGATCCTATGGATATCGGGGTGTTGGGTGAAGACGCAACAATTAGTGCCAAGGATATGTTGGCATTAGATCGTTTATTTGTATAGAAATTAACAAATAATTAGATGTATAAAGGGATACTCATTTTTTGGGTATCCCTTTTTTTGTGTATTTTATGGATGAGAGGGTGGCAATGAGAAAAATTATATAAATATGAGTATATATAAAATCATATTTTTGGAGATATTTAATATGGCTGAAACCGAATACAAGGTAAATTTAAGAAATTCCACTAACGATGGTTGGGTAAACGTGTTAACCGAAACCAACATTGTTATGGTAGATCCTAGTAATATTTTTCTAGGTGACAGATTAGACGATGTTTTATACGAACTACGAACAGCTATTCTTGAGGTTGGTGGTGGAGGTCCGGGATATCTCGGAGAACCTTTACACGTAATTGATTTAGTTGACTCAACAGGTCCGACAGATGAGATTGCATCCATTTCTACAAGAGGTGGTATGTCGATTGCAAAAAATGTTAATGCTGGTGGACTAGGCGTTACAGGTACAACAATTCTTGGTGATGATACAACCATTACTGGTGGAGATCTTCTACTAGACCAAGACATATCAGGTGTTGTTACAATTACTGGTTCTGGTTTGGGTGATATTACAGATTTTGTTAATATTACATTAACTGGATCTATGTCAGGTGATACATTGACAGTTACAACTTCCGTTAATTCGGCATTATCACCAGATGTAGATGATTCATATAATCTTGGTGGTGCGATTCGTCGTTGGGCTAATTTATATGCAACCAATGTAATGGCATCCATTATTGTTGGTGACCTTACTGGTAATGTAACTGGTAACGTGACAGGATCTCTTACAGGTGACGTGACAGGAAATGTAACAGGTGATCTTACAGGTAATGTCACAGGTGGTCTTACTGGTAATGTAACAGGTGATCTTACAGGTAATGTCACAGGTGGTCTTACTGGTGATGTAACTGGTAATGTAACTGGTAATGTCACAGGTGGTCTTACTGGTGATGTAACTGGTGATCTTACAGGTAATGTGACAGGTGGTCTTACTGGTGACGTGACAGGAAATGTAACAGGTGATGTATTATCACAAGATGGTTTGGTAACAGTTCTTGATAACGGTACTGATGGAAGTGATGCAGTATTTACAGGTGATGTCACAGGTGATGTAACTGGCGATCTTATAGGTAATGTCACAGGTGACGTAACAGGTAATGTAACTGGCGATCTTACTGGAAATGTGACAGGTGGTCTTACTGGTGATGTCACAGGAAACGTGACAGGAAACGTGACAGGTGGTCTTACTGGTGACGTAACAGGTAATGTAACAGGTGATCTTACAGGTAATGTAACTGGTGACGTAACAGGTGGTCTTACAGGTGACGTAACAGGTGACGTAACAGGTAATGTAACTGGAGATCTTACTGGTAATGTCACAGGAAATGTGACAGGTGGTCTTACTGGTG